CCATCCATTCCAATATATTCAGACTCTTTGAATAATGCTTTTACTTTTCCACCTACTGCAGATTTAATAATAGCCTCTCCTTTAAGTGCAAAGTCACCTCCAGCATTAGTAAACAACTCTTTAATTCTTTTATTTTTAAATTCTTGAGAAGCATCACTATCTCCTTCCCGAACTCTATATAATCTTGAGGAGCTTGTTAATTTGTTTTCTCCTTTTTCATCTCCTTCAGTTTCAAAAACTACCTCAATAAAAGGGCAACCTTTGTGGTCTTTAGGTGACATTTTATAACTTTTTAAAGTAACTATTTCTACGCATGGTTTAGTAATATAGCTTCCACCTGTCTCGGCTTTAGCTGCTGTTTTCATTTCATCATCGAAACTCATAATTTTAATTTTAAGGTTTAATTTAATTTATTTAGTTGTTGATTCTACTTCTTTTTTTGGCGTTTCTTTTGCCTCTGTTTCATCATTATAATATAGCTCTGCTAATCTAATAACTTCAGCTAAATCATTTGGCATTGTTAATGGTAACATTCCCATTGGAGATTTAGCACTTACATGTTCGTGACCTTTTTGCTTATTTGTAATGAAAATATATTCAGGATCACCTGTTTCTTCATTAATTCTACAATCAGTATAAAGGACTATTACGAACTCTTTTTCTACTTTCTTTTTCCAATACCCATCAATGGCCATAAATCTTTCTTCAACTCCATTCTCTCCATCTATTACGCCATCAATACCAATGAATACTACATATTTTGAAGTATTCTTTGCTCTATGTAGGATTTTACCTATTTCAGTCTTAAAGTCTCCCCATAGGTCAAACTTCTCATAAAATCTACCTGAAGCAGCAAATTGCTGTTCTGCTAATGATGTAAATGATTCGTTAACTAACATATTAACTTTTTCAGATGCCATAGCTTTATTGAATACTTTCCAATATTCATTCATAGATGGCTTCAATTTATCATTATCATCTTTATCTGGTTCCATTCCGGAAATAGGTATATTCATTTTAAATTTTCCAGCACCTTTAAATGGTAAGGCTTTTTGTTCACTATTAATGACTGCTGATGTAAGAGGGTCACAATTTCTTAGTGACGAAGATTTACCTGAACCTGATGGTCCAACTATACAAATGTTTGGTTTCATTGATTAATTTTTACTGATTAGAAATTGAGTTCCAGATGAGGAAATTATATCAAGATGGTCTTGGTTAAATTCTTCTACTTTCTTCCCTTTAAATTGCTTAATTGTTTTTGTTTTTAACATTACCATATCATGGGTCTGTTTAATAACTCGGTCATGGTCAACATCGGAAATAGCTTTCTGTATGCTCTTTACAAAGCCTACAAAATCTCCAAATGTTTTCTCACTAAATATCCCCTTTGGAATTATGATTAAACTACGATTAAGGTCTTTCATAATATGGTAAATGTACAAAAAATACACGAATTAAACTACTTTTTATAGCCCTTTTTGATGTATGTATATTTTTGGTCTTTACGCTTTCTAAGATTTACTTTTTTACCCTTTTGTTCTACAATTTTCTTGTAAGGTTTAAATAATTTAATAATGAAAAATCCTTGTATATTAATTTCTTCATTACGTTGCATTAGTTTTCTTAGTCCTCCGTAAAACTTTCTAATAATTAGATGGATTATACGGGGGTCTAAGTTTGTTCTTTCAGCTATTTCAGCTACAATCTTGCTATGTCTGTATTTCCTCCTAAAACTCATCTGAAACAGGTAAATCATCCATTTGGCTTCTCTTGATAGCTTTCATTTCTTCATGGCTATTATTAAGAAATTTAGTCATACTTGATTGAAACGCTATTTCTATTGTTCCAATACCGGTTGAACGACCTTTAGCAAATATTAGTTCTGCATATTCAACTTCAGGTAATCCTTGCTCAATATTAAAATAAGCTGGCCTATGTACAAAACATACCATATCAGCATCTTGCTCAATAGCTCCTGATTCTCTTAAATCTCCAAGCGTTGGTCTTTTATTTGACCTTGAATGAATTGCCCTATTGATTTGCGATAAAGCAATTATAGGTATTCTAAGTTCAGATGCTAATTCTTTGAATGTTCGGGATATATTTGCAACTTCTTGCTCTCTATTTCCTTGCTTACCTACATCGCATGTAATTAACTGTAAATAATCAACCAATACAATCTTAACATGATGCCTAATAACGAATTTACGTATCTTATTAGCGATATGAGAAAGTTTTCTTGCTCTATCATCTACCCAGAACTTCTTATCTTCAAAAGCCCTAATGGTTTTGTCTAAAGAATTTCTTTCATTAGTAGTCAGCATTCTTTTTCTCATTTTAGCTAATGGGATACCTGATTCAACAGCATATATTCTATTTAATAATTGAGTAGTTCCCATTTCCAAGCTAAAATATGCTGCTGGAACATCATTAATGATTTGATTTTTGAATATTTCTAAAGCTAATGCAGTTTTTCCCATTGATGGGGCAGCCGCTAAAATAATAAGTTCAGTAGGTTCAAAACAATAAATAAATTCATCTACTTTATGTAGATAAGATTTTACTCCATCATTTCTTGGCTCTAAACTATGATAAACATTCTTGTTTTCTTTGAGAATATCAAATTCTTCAATATCTCCCATTTCTTGAATATCAACAATCTTTGTGCTTATTAAATTAATTACCTCAACAGGATCCACCATATCGTTACAGCCTTGCAGAATTTCTTCAGAAAGAGTTACTAACTCTCTTCGCTTTGCATAGCCATTCAATATTTGTACATGCTGAATAAGATGAGCATCAGATTCAATTCTTTCACATATTCCATTAAGATGAACTACAATATCAAATCCATGCTTTGTTTCTTTTAGCAAGGATAGATATTTCTTTGTAATCAACTTGTCGGTAACTGTGGCTATATCGATTTTAGATACTTCTGCCAATTCTTTTATGGCAGAATAAATGTATTTATTCTCAATAGCTGAAAATTCTCTAATACTCAGTTGGTCGGCAACTTTAAAATAAGATTCTGGGTAATTTACAAATGTTGCTAATACTACTTCTTCAACGTCAAGATTTTCTTGACCTATAAATTCACTTTGACTCATTAAATTATACTGCATTTCTTTTCCCATAATTATATATTTTAAAATCTAAAGAGCAAAGAAGAACAAAAACGCTCTTCTTTACCCTTTAAAATAAACTTAATTGTCCTTCTTCATTGTCTTCTGCATCTTCTTCAGCTTTAACTTCTTCTTTTAGTTTAAGTAGTCGTTTTTCCCACATTAAATCATGCTTCATCTGAGATTTATTTTCTTTTTCCTGTAAAGAGCCAGGTTCAGCTTTGCACACTAAATGCTTTTCTTTGTACAGTCGCTCTTCTTCTGTGTCAAAATCTTCATCACTAATGATTTCAGGAGTATTATCTCTCATTTCTTCATATTCAAATACTGCTATTTCAGTAATGATAGAAACATCTTTCCATCCGTTTTCATCATGTACTTCCGTAGAATATCCCATATTAGGACTCATTTCAAGACCTGTTTCTTTATAGAACTTCTCATATTTAGCACAAGGAACATTAAACTCATTATGCCTATTCTCGGTAGTCATTTTAAAGTTACACGAGCCTTGAGGAATAAGAAATGCTCCATCATAAGCACCAAGAAGATAACCCAATTCGATAGCTTTAAATTCAAATTCAGGACCTTTATATTGGAGAAGTTCTTTGGTATCAGTTTTTACCTGTTTTCCATAAGGTGGATTTGAGATAATAGAAAATGTTTTTCCTTTCATCAGATCCTTTACTTGCTGAATAATTTGAGGGTCAAAGATGTCTCCATTTATCCAATGAAATTCTGGCATTAATTTTTTACCAATTCTGTAATATTCGGTACAATTCTCAATACAAACTCCTGTAATATTCATTTCATTACTTTGAAATTGATGCATTCTGAGAAAGCACCAAGATAATACTCCAATACCGGCACATAAATCAACAAAGTTTTCACTTCTCGCACATTGCTCTACGCTTCTTGCTATTTCCATTGGCGTAAAGTGTGCACTAACTAAGTTGTTCATATTTGTAGCTCCCTCATGATAGTTTTCGAGAACATAGAGTTTATCATCATAAGATAATTCATCTTGTTCTATTATTTCCATAGCCTTACTATGGCGTTTCATGGCTTCTTTGGAAATCTTACCCATTACTTTTTAAGCAAATTACATAATTCAAGAAATTCTTCGTGCCAATTACCATTATCA